CTTCTTGCCACATAGCTGTATTGACTAATACCATTGTAGCATCCACTTCCATTAATTCAAAAGCAGCTTTAATATCATCAGAATTACCATTTAATAGATCAATAGTAAGTCTAACTGTTTTATCAGCCATTGTATTTACTTTAACTACTTGTACTTGTTTTTGTAACATATCTATTGTTTTATACTCGGAGAACTATTTAAATAAACAAATCCCCAAGATCTATTAAATAATTTACCTTTAATTCCTGTAACTTTTTTAGTATAATCCTTAGCCCACTTTTCCCATTCATCATGTTGTTCTTGAGTAACTTTATAAGCTTCATAAAAATCTCTGGTATGTTCCTCTGGATTCTTTAACCATTCTGGATGATTTTCTTTAACTTGATCTAAATTAGTATTATGATACTTATTTAACCACCAGTTTATTAAATCCTCAGTCTTTACTTTTTTCATAATACAAATATAATAATTAATTTTTAATTTACCAAATTATTTAGATTATTTTTAATATATTATCAATTTCATCTTCAACTTTATTAAGATTTTCTACATCTAAGTCAGCATAAAACCTTGAAAATCCAAATTTAATTTTTATTTGATAATACTTAAAGTCTGGAACTTTTATAAATTCCTCAAATTTTTTATCTAGATATTCTATAACTTTTTGATGGTCTATAGCAAGGCCATAATGTCCTTTTTCTAAATAATCTTTATATTTCTCATTAAATTCGTCTACTGTCATTTCATAGAATTTTTAGTTAATATCACTTTTAATTCATGATAAGATAAAGGTTTATAGTCATTATTGTCCACACCTATATCATACCTTAGCGGATGAAATGGAACTTTATCTTTAGCAGTAGATACAGGCCCAGAATGAACATGCCCATGTAGCATAACGTACCCTGTTCTCCAAAACATTACAGGATAATGACAAATCATAACATCCATATGATTTTGTTCTAATTCATCATCTTCTACAGTAAAGTAATATATATCTTGGACATCTTTAAAAATAGATTTAAATATTTCTCTATCTAATCTATTTTTGTAATCATGATTACCCAGAGTTAAATAAATATCTCCATTTAATCTATCTACAACGGATTTAATCCAATCTATATTACCAGTCCATATAAAATCTCCTCCACAAAACACTACTCCATCTTTAGGAACTATATTATTCCAATTTTGAATTAATGCTTCATCGTGAGTTTTAATATCTCCCCAAGGTCTATTACAAAATTCAATAATGTTTGTATGATGAAAATGAGTTAAGTGTCCGAGGTAAAGAATAACTTCTCAGCCTCGGACATATTAAATTTTTTTAACTTCATAAATTGTTTCTTTTTATTAATAAACTTAAACCAGAATCAGATAATCCTGTTAATTCCTTAATTTTACTCCTACTTAAATTAACTTTTAATGAGTCTTTAACTATTTTTATTCTTTGCTTTGAAATAGTATATTCAGAAACAAAGTTTAAATCAATCAAATCCCATTTACGATTTAATATTGGTAAATTATTTTTAATAGCAAATTTTTTTAAATTTTTACACATCTCGGTATCTGATATAGTTGTTATAGCATATCCTTCATTATTAAGTTTTGATTTTCCATATAATTTTTTTAATATGTTTATCCAAGATTTGTGAGTTTTTATCAATATTTGAAAATCTTTTCTG